ATACTCAGCAAGAGTAAATGTTTGTTCAAAATCACGTGCAGCTAAACCTCGGTGTAGATATTCTACTTCTCTATCTTCAGTGATACTGTGTGTACCACGGATAGTCAATTGGTCTTGATCAACTTCAACAGTAATTTCTTCTTTCAGAAATCCTGCTATTGCGACTTCAATACCATATTGGTTTTCGCTGTACTTCACAATATTGTGTGGAGGGTAGTTACCATTTTGGTGATGCGGTGCGCTAAAGTAACGATCAAATCCTACAAGGGCTTTGCTCAATTGTGCTAGAGCGGCTGTATCAATAGTTCTTAGTTGTGTCATTTTATTTCTCCTTTATTAAGCAAGAATGTTTGTAGGGCCCACCTATTGGCACCCTACGTTTTTATTATATTACTTCTTGTTTTCTTGGTCAACCTCTTTGAACTCCGCATTAACGGTTTGTTCCCCTTCGGTCGTTGGGTTTGATTTAGCTGATTCGGCTGCTTGTTTCTTAGTCATAACCGGACCGGCTGCTTCAAATAGTTTAGTAACAGCTTCATTAATCTTTTCTTTATCGTCACTAGTCATAGCTTCGTTCAAAGATGTTTTAGCTGTTTCATATGCAGTTTTTTCTTCCTCAGTTAATTGATCCTTGTATGTTTCAAAATCTTTATTAACTGAATGGCTTGCGGCTTCAGCTTGATTCTTAGCATCAATTAATTCACGAGCTTTTTTATCTGACTCGGCATTTTCTTCAGCTTCGCGAACCATGCGTTGAATCTCTGCATCAGTTAAGCCGCTATCGGATTTAATAGTAATCTTATTTTCTTTGCCTGTTGATTTATCTTTAGCACTGATGTTCATAATACCATTGGCATCAATGTCAAAGGTAACTTCAATTTGAGGCATGCCGCGAGGTGCCGGATTAATTCCATCTAGTTTGAATTCGCCAAGTAATTTGTTGTACTTGAACAATTCACGTTCGCCTTGTGCTACTTTAATATCAACAGCTGGTTGATTATCTTCTGCTGTACTAAATGTCTGGCTTGCCTTAGTTGGAATAGTTGTGTTCTTTTGAATTAACTTAGTAAACACACCTCCCATTGTTTCAATACCCAAACTTAATGGTGTAACGTCTAGTAATAGCACGTCTGTCTTGTCGCCTGCTAGTACAGCACCCTGTATGGCCGCACCCGCTGCAACTGCTTCGTCTGGATTAACGTCCTTGCGTGGTGCTTTTCCAAATAATTTTTCAACGGCTTCTTGCACTTTAGGCATGCGTGTTTGTCCACCGACAAGAATAACTTCGTCAATGTCAGCGGCTGTAACACCTGCATCCTTCATTGCAATCTTGCATGGTTCAATTGAACGCTCAATTAGTTTTTCAACCATTGCTTCAAACTTAGCACGAGTTAGTTTAACATTCAAGTGTTTAGGACCTGCAGCATCTGCTGTAATGTATGGCAAGTTAATGTCTGTACTTGCAGAGCTAGACAATTCAATCTTGGCTTTTTCAGCTGAATCTTTTAAACGCTGTAGAGCAAGCATATCTTTCTTAAGATCAATGCCGTTTTCTTTCTTAAACTCATCTACCAAGTAGTCCATGATAGCTTGGTCAAAGTCTTCCCCGCCTAGGAATGTATCGCCGTTTGTTGACAATACTTCAATTTGCTTGTCGCCATCGATGTTGGCAATTTCGATAATGCTTACGTCAAACGTACCACCACCTAGGTCATATACAGCAAGTTTTCGATCCTTTTTACTTTCCTTGTCAACTCCGTATGCAAGTGCGGCCGCTGTTGGTTCGTTGATAATACGTAAAACTTCTAAGCCTGCAATTTTACCTGCGTCTTTAGTTGCTTGTCGTTGTTGGTCATTAAAATAGGCAGGTACTGTAATAACTGCTTTAGTAACCGACTCGCCTAGATAGTCTTCAGCAGTCTTTTTCATCTTGCGTAGAACTTCTGCACTAATTTGTGGAGGTGCTAATTTCTCGCCATTTGCTTCAACCCATGCATCACCATTATCAGATTTGATAATTGAATAAGGCATTAGATCAATGTCTTTTTGTACAGCCTGTTCTTCGAACTTTCGTCCAATCAAACGCTTGGCCGCGTAAATTGTATTTTTTGGATTTGTTACTGCTTGTCGTTTTGCTGTTGCACCTACAAGGATTTCCTCTTTAGTGTAAGCTACGATACTTGGTGTTGTTCTAGCACCTTCGCTGTTTTCAATTACCTTAGCCTTACCATTTTCTAGTACTGCTACACAGCTATTTGTTGTACCTAAGTCGATACCGATGATTTTGCTCATTTCTGTTCTCCTTTATTAAGCAAGAATATGTAGGCCCTAACGGCGCTCTACATTTTTATTTATGCCTGAATATTGTCAGTTTTGAAAATATTTGACCAAATTTTAAGTTTTTCGCGTTTGGCTTCAGCGGCTTTTTCAATGTTAGTGTAACTTACAATATCAAGCTCGTGTAAAATATCTACCATTGCCTGAAGGTCACCTAATTCTTCTTCCAAGTGTTCGCGATTTGTTTTAGGCTTCCCAGGTTTTAAATTGTCCAAGCCAAAACGACTGATTTTACTAACCGCCTGAATTACTTCAGCACATTCTTCTTGTAGAATATCCATTACTTCTTTTGTTTGTTTGTCCATGTTATTACCTTTGATTTGCAAATGGGGCTATGTAGTTGCCATCTTTAGTGGTACTAGTTCGTAGGGTATTATATACGTTCTGAATACCAACTGCCTGATTCCATGCATCTTCCAATGCATGGTGTTTTAATACTGGAGGACGATTAGGATTGATCCCTAAGTCAAATGCAGTGCGTACATCTCGAACTTGCCAAAAGCTCCAAGGTACTGCCTTGTTAATACGTTTGAAAACTGTTTCACAAATTACAACGTCAAATGCCGCACCGTTTGACCAAACACGTTTAGCACCCCAACAAAACTTATATAGCTGATTAAATGCATCAACAATATGAATTCGATTGTCAGGACTAAATGCTTCTTCTTGTGCTTCTTTACTTTGATTAGCCCACCATGCAATAGTGTCATCGTTAGTGACTAATCCAATTTCGTGACAGCTATCAAGATCTACTTTAACATAGAAACTGTCCATTGCAGGTTCTTCAACATCCATACCAAAAGGATCAAATTTTACTGCTCCAATGGTAAGAATGGCGGCATCGGTTGATGTCGCCAAAGTTTCTAAGTCAATCATTATATCTGTATTAGCCATTATACTCTTTCATTATTTTAGAGTATATAGTTTAACACAAGACATTAACAATGTCAATACATTTTTTTTGGTAGTTGCTCTTTTTCGAGTTTCTTTTTCCAACGTGCTTTAGCTGCACCTTTGGCACGTTTACGAGCTGTGGTTGGTTTTTCGTAGAATTCTTTTTTACGCAAGTCATCCAAAATACCAGCGTCTTCTACTTTACGTTTGAAACGTCTTAATGCTTGGTTGATGTTTTCGTTATCTCTAACTGTAACACCAGTTCCTTTACTCTTGTGATTCATCGTCATCCTCTTCGTTGTTATCAGAAAACTGTTCTACTATTTGATCCAAATCCCAAATTCTATTTTTAGATATTAAATTATAAGGAGTTGTTTCGTCTCTAGTTATATAGTGTGCATTTGGCTGTGCCAGTAAGAAAGTGACAAATTTTTGAGTTATTGTGTCACAGTTATCTACATCTACAATAACTACATCTACTTGTTGGGCTACACTTAGCATCCAACTTATATCTGTTTCCTGTTCATCATACATAAACACATTTAAATCATCAATACTTTTACTCAGTATAGATTGAAATTGTTGTTTAATCTTTCTCTTGAATAATTAGCAAATTTTGGACCACGTGTTTTGGTTTCTTCTACAAAATCATATAACGCAGGATCTGAAAATTTATCAATTATTAAATCATTAAAACGGTCAACATCATATATTCTATACAGTTCATCTTTAGGTTTGTTAATACGAGCCCAAAGTGTAGATTCACTTTGTTCTGCATTTTGTACATACCCTGTTATGATCTGTTCTTTATTTGTATCTTGCCCGTCTCGTCCTTGGTCATGTAAGTCTTTTTTTTTGATTCTTCTGTTTCTTCTGCCTTAGGAAAGTCTGGTTCTACTTGTGCCTTCTTTTCTTCTTCAACCGCTTTTTCAGCTTCCTCAATCATTTTATTCCATTGCTCTAATGGCATTGGAGTTTCTTCCTGTTTTACATCTTCGATACGTTCTTGAACACGCTCTTCAGCTTGTTTAAGAAAATCTGGTTCGAGATCTACGGCTTTTTCCTCCGGCGCTGTTATATCACCTCCTAGTGCAGTCTACTTTTGCCTCTTCTTGAATTTGTTCTATTTGATTTTTTGTTAATGGACCATCGTCTGGTTCATACGCAGGTTCTTGCCTTCTATACCAGCCAAACGTCATCTGTGCGGCTAATAACATAATAACTGCTAATGGATCAAATACAATAACGATAAGAATAATAATCCATGTTACTGCTTTTTCCAACATGTTTTCATCTGCACCTTTATCTCCGTAGATGAATTTTGCAATGTATTTTATTGGGCCAACTTCAGCTTCAACTTTACGGACTTCTGCGGCAATTGGAGCACGTTCAGCTTGTAGTTCGGTTATAGATTTTTGTGCTTTTGTAATTTCAGCTTGAAGGCTAGCACGTTCTTTGGCTTGGTTACGTCTAATTTGAACAGCACGTTCTGCACCTCTATCAGTGTCAGTACGCCCTAACATTTGATCAACTTGAGCATCCATTTGTGCTAATGCTTTTTTAGCTGATTCAATGTTGTCTTTTTCTGTTTTAATCTTTTCATCGTAAATGGCAATCTTACTTTGTACATCACCGCTTACTATGTTTTGGTCGTTGTGCGCCTTACTTAGGAATCCAAAGATACCCATTGATGTAATCAACATTAGAACTATTACAGCAATGATCATGTAATACTTCATGAAACGTGGAGCACGTTCCCAGTTGGCTTTGAGCCAACTTGCACAAACTAGTTTTCCTACTTCTAAAGCTGAACCCATTATGATAATTGGGATGGCGGCGGCGGAAAATATTGCGGTAAGACCTACTACAGAATAATAGATCGCTACCGCAGATATTGTTAAGCCAGTTAAGAGTAGTAACCAGGCCAGTGTCATCAGTTGCCTTATTCAGCGTCACCAGAGGCATCAGCTGTAATTAGCTCAGTGCCGTCGATTAATGTAACTGCTACAGTTCCCAATGTTTGGGTTGCTGTTGCACCAGTGTGAGTAACAGTAATTGGAAGTTGTTTATCCATACCAGCACTACCATCGTAAACTCTCACGTTAGCAGTTGTTGATAAACGAATTGCTTTAGCAATTTCATTTTTAATGTACAATGCTTTACTTGTGATGCTACCACTTGCAATGTCTGTGCCAGTTGCTGGAATGAAATCATCTCTTTCAAATCGAGCAGTAAACGCTAGAGTTGTTGCTTGTGCATCACCATTAGTTTCATCAGAATCAAGTTCGATGTCCATAATTTGGCAATCTGCTAGGCCTGATAATGCATTTACAATATTACGGAAACGCATATTCCCACGAGCGCGAGCTTGCCCTTTAGCTAGTGTAGTTGGTAAATTGGCAGTTGAAAAACTGTCTGAACTATTTGGTGTAACACCGCCGTTATCGTTACTGTCTGTTGTTGGATAGTAAGTTGTATTAGTCATAGTAAGTACGACTCTGTACATACCTGGTGCTAATTGGTTAATATTTTGTTGAAATCCTGATGGCATTTTGATGCTCCTTAATGTCTAATATTTATCGTTATTTTACTTGAAAACTATCAAAGCCAGCAAGGATGCTTGGACAAAGAATCCAAGCCCAATAGTTACAATATTCAGCAAATCTTTTTGGATCGTTGCTTTGACAAAGAATAAGAACAAACCTAACCAACTAAACAAGACCATGTCTACTGGAGGCATTTTTTCCGTTAATCCAGTCATAACAGCAATCATTGTAGGAATGGTTGCCAAGTGCAATAGCACTACGGCAATCCAACCTGCTGTTTCTGCTGAAATATGTGGAGCATGTTCTTTTATAGATTTAACCCATAGGTCCAAATCAAACATATCATGGAAAAACTTTTTAATTGAAATTTTCATTGTTTGTGCATTCATCTGTGTTCTCACTTATAAAATATATGACGACCAATTTTTGCTACTCGTTCCCTTTTCCAACCAGGATTTATATAATCTCCATGGAAGTATAGTGCATCTTTAACTGAAGGCAGTCTAAATCCTTCTAAAAGAACTTTTTTGGCAACTTCCATAGATTCATAATAAATTGGGCCATTCATTGGTTTCTTTAAACTGGCACTTTCACAGTACCAACTAAATTGGCAAAGAACTTTTTCATATATGATGTTCTTCTGATATACAACTTGGCAGATGTCACTAGGAAAATTTCCACTTTCTGCTCTGTTGATTGTAACTTGTGCAACAGCAACCTTACCTTCAAAAGGCTCTGAGCCTGCTTCGTAATAAATGTTACGAGCCAAACAGTCTAACTGTTTTTGTCTCATACTTGCTGTAATGGTGCTCGCTTCCATGCGAGCTGTTTTTAGGGTTTCCAGTTTATAATTAACTGCTTTATACCCTGCGATTGTTACCACTAGCATAGCTAGGGCAAATACTACAAATTTTATGATGCGTATCATTAGTTTTCTCCTTTACGCTGGAACAGGCGTCGCTAGCGCCGTTAATAACAAGTTTTGGCCGTTGGCATCTCCTCTGTTAAATGGTACCTTATTTTTTAGGTACAATATATAGTTATGCCTGTGTGTCTCGAATAAAAACATAAGTTTTTAAGTTATCTACGCATTTTACTAATATCTACTGCTTCTTCATCACTAAAAACGGGTACAGCATTACTTTTATGCATGGTTGCAATGCCTTTAACCATAGTTCCTGTATAAACTTTTGGCGGAGGAACAGTACACGGACCGCCTGTAAATGGCAAACTTGGACGTTTACGCTTTTTTTCTTCAGCTTCAATACCCCAACGTTTTTGCATTTCTTTCCAAGATTCTTCCAATTCTCTGGCCTTTCTAGCATGTTCTGCTGAAGCAAATTTCTTTTTACCTTTTTTCTTGCCCGTAGTACTAAGCCACGGACCTTCTAAATGCATACTCAATTTTCTCTCCAAAAACAATAACTATTCCAGTAGTATACTGGATTATATTTAATATGTCAAGTATTTTTGGTTTATACCCGAAATGATTCGCCGCAGCCGCAGCGATCACGTTCGTTTGGATTGACGAAATCGAACCCTTCGTTAAGTCCGTTGCGGACCCAGTCGATTGTTAATCCATTTAAGTAAGCTAGACTTTTTGCATCTACCAGTACGGCAAATTCTGGTTGAGCAAAATTCGTCACACCAACTTCTGCTTCGTAAGTATCTACATATTCAATCGTATAGGCTAACCCACTGCATCCGGTTGTTTTTACGCCTAATCGAATGCCGATGCCTTTTCCTCTTTTTTCAAGAAGTTTTTTGATTTTCTGTTTGGCTGTGTCGGTTACGGTAATCATTTACGGCTGCTTTGATTGCATCTTCTGCTAGGATAGAACAATGTATTTTAACCGGAGGGAGCGCAAGTTCTGTTGCAATTTCACTATTCTTAATTTGTCCTGCTTGGTCAAGTGTTTTGCCCTTAAGCCATTCAGTGACCAGTGAACTACTCGCAATAGCACTTCCGCAACCATAAGTCTTAAACTTAGCATCTTCAATAATTCCTTGATCGTTAACTTTAATTTGTAATTTCATGACATCGCCACAAGCAGGTGCGCCAACCATCCCGGTACCCACCATAGGATCAGACTTATCAAAGCTACCCACATTACGAGGGTTTTCATAATGATCAATTACTTTATCACTGTATGCCATACAGTATTTATCTGATTATTTTGCGTCTTTACGAGCGTTCTTAACTGCTGTTACATCATTTCGAACGTCTTTGCACAATTTGGCTAGTTCTTGTAGATGTTTACGTACACGAGTACCTGCAGCGCCGACTTCTTTATCGTAGAATTTTTCAAAGTCACCTTCCATTGCTTCTACGATTGCTGTGAATTCTGAATGTCTATTCTGTGCCATTTTTTTCTCCTTTATTAGTGATTTAATCACTCTGCTAACTATAGCAGGGCTTTATACTTATTGTCAAAAAAAATGGTTAGCTTACTTTCCGGCGAATACATTGGTACTGCCGGTATTGATTACACCACCGTCACTCATACCATCACTTTCCCGTCCAATGCCCTTGTCTTCAATGAATACCGTTGTTGATGGTGCTACTACAGTTGCTCCATTAGAATTAGCCGAAGTATAAAAAACGGTTTTGGCATCATTGGTTATAACTGTAGTTGAACCAGAAGAAAAGATGCGAAGACTACCGGTATCTTTACCAACTCGAGCAACGCTATCCTTAGACATATTAAGGCTCCGGTGGAGCTTCTACTTGAGGAATTCCAAGTAGTTTGCCTCGAGCAACACTGTTTGCTTCGGCAGCTTTTTCTTTTAGTTGAGGATCTGTGATTTTGAAAAACTTCTTAACTGCCTTAACTAGGGTTGGGCCACCAGCTGCTGTCCATCCTGTGCTAACTAACCAAGTTCCACCTTTTACAACTTGATCCTGAACAAAAGTAATTCCAGTAGTAGTAGTGCTGGCAACTTGACTTTGTAATTGAAAAATTGAAACATTGTCTACTGTTTTTACAATAGTTTCGCCTAACTTTGACTCGGGAACTTCTGTTGGAGGTAATTCAGCTCTTTCAAGTGCAGCATTAGTTGTTGCTTGATCGAATTGATTTTGTTGAACTTGATCGATGTATGCTAATTGAGCAGTTGTTACACCCTGTCCAACGTTTGTTGATATGCCGGTTAAAGCAAATTGTATAATTCCAAGACTTTCTACAATTTGTTTTTGTTGATCCACCATGGATGCCATGAGTGTAGCCATATCATTTAAGGATGCGGCTTGTACTGCTGAGAGAGCAGATAATGTCCCAGGTGCAGCTGGTAACCCAATTCGAGCATTTAATGTAGTAAGTTGGGCAGTTAAGGCTGTAATTGCCGCTACTGCAACATCGTCATTAACAGTTATCGAACCACCGGTTGCAAACGTTGCTTGTAAAAGAGTACCTGGCATATTATTTCTCCGCTATAAAATAATATTTATGCTAGTTTTATACCAGTTGTACTTTCGATAAATTGATCTGCGAATCCTTTATCAGTTGGTTCACAGACTGTAACTGTAGTTTTAGACAGTTTGATTTCTTTATCTGGACTTACTGTAAACAAGTAAGGCATCAAGCCTGGGCCTTTTTGACCCATGCCAATAACCATTGGTTTACTTAACTTGTAATAGTTTGTTGTTTCTTCTACTAGTTTTGCAACTAATTCTTCACCGCTTGTTAGTTTAAACGTGATTACTTCACCTACTGTTACACCTTTATCAATTAACATATTATCCCTTTAGTGTTTTAAAAAATTCTTCTGGCTTTCCTGCTAGACCCTGATATCCGCCTGGCAATAGTATACCATCTTTAAAAATTTGTGGAACTGAACGCAAACCCTGGTCCACTAAGAACTCACGTGCATCTGGTTCATCTTGGATATTTACTGTTTTAAATTCAATACCCTTTGATTCTAGAAGTGCTTTTGCTCTGTCCTTGTATCGCTATGTTTATTAAACCAAGGGATAGGTGTAGATTTTGGTGCTGAATGTTGATATTTTATGCCAATATCTTTTAAAGCACCAAATGCTGTATAATCTACAAAGTCTTTAAGAATATTAGCGTTCAAACCAATTACAGGACCTTTCTTAAATAGATAATCGGCCCATTCCTTTTCTTCTCGTATAACGTCCATGTACAAATTATAAACTTCTTGTTCGCATTCTGCTTTTATTTCGGCAAACCGAGGATCTTCTTTAACCGCTTGATTAATTAAGAAAGCTGTCCAGCCTTTATGTAGTAGTTCGTCTTGTAGGATTAGACTGATAATGTTGCCATTACCAATAAAGATTTTGTTTTCAACCATTGCTAGACTTGTGGCAAACGATACCATAAATCGAAATGCTTCTAGTGCATAGCTGGCATTCAACGCTAGCCAAATTGCCTTAATGTGTGTGCGTTCATTAATCTTTTCACCTGCTTCTTTACGACAGTTAATAATGTGTAAATCATCATAATACTTGCCTACACTACTTGCCATGTCAACAATTTCTTGTGTATCGTGAATAGTGTTAAACACTTCTTTTGGTACATTGTAAATGTTACGAATAATATGACTGTAACTACGACTGTGAATATTAGTCTCAAAGAATGTCCAGTTATAGACCAGTGCTTCTAGTTCTGGTAGGCTTACAACTGGAGTAAAGATTTGACTAGGTCCACGACCTTGCAAACTATCTAATGCAGTTTGACGTAATAGGTTACTGGTAAAAATGTGTTTGACTGCTTCGCTAGCATCTTTAAAATCATTAGCGTCTTTGCTTAGGCTAATTTCTTCTGGTACCCAAAAGAAACCACGTGCTGTTGTTTCAAAGTCTGCTATTTTTTTGTACTTGACTTCTTCAAAACGTTGAATAGTTACTGGACCTGCTGGATCCAAGAACATTTTGCGATTGAGATAGTCTGTCTTTGTGTGTAAGTTATATTGTGCTTGACTCATTTTGTTTCCAATGTTATTTGTCCGTCTACTATTACTACTCTCTTAACTTGTTTCCCGTCAACATATACAGGAAGTTCAGCCCAAGTCTTTTTTATAGCACCAGCATCTGGCCTGTGTGCTAATTCTTGCCAAGCCTTAAATAATTCTTGATGTAAGTCGTATGCGTCCATTATAGTTTACATGCCTCGCAATCTTCTTCTAACAATTCTACATCTACATGATGTCCGTTCATGCCTGCTGTGGCATGTCCATTTACTTCTTGAGCTACTTCTACTGCTCTACTGCCTGCCTTGTTAATTAGACTGTAGTAGAATGTTTTTAATCCCCACATGTGTGCTTGCATCAAATTTTTAGCAATCAATGTAGTTGGTACTTTACGTTCTGGAAAGTGTGCTGGATTATAGAAAGTATTTGTACTAATTGATTGGTCTACGTAAGCTGCAAGTACTGCCGCAGTCTTCAAGTAGCCAGCACAATCTTTTTGTTCCCACATCATTTGATATTTGTTTTTAAGTTTGTGATACTCTGGAACTACTTGTGTGAAACTACCTGCTTTTGATTCTTTAGTACTAATTAAACTCATTGGCATTTCAATTCCGTTAGTACTGTTAATAACAACACTAGATGATTCTACTGGAGCAATTGCCATAAGTGTAGCATTGCGAACACCATACTGCTTCATATTAGCACGTAGAGTTTCCCAATCTAGTTCTGGGGTAAAGTCTGCTAGTTCATTAGCACCTTTGGCTCTTAGCTCCCACGGAAACGTACCCTGGCCGTAACGTGTCTTATCACTATGTAAGCAAGCACCTCGTTCTTTAGCCAACTCAACTGTTGCTTCCGTTAAGTAGAATGCTTGATGTTCCATCCAAGATTTAACATCTTGTAGGGCATCTTTGTCACCGTAGCGTAGTCCACGTTTAGCATGCCAATAGGCTAAGTTAGTAACACCAATACCTAGTGGTTGGATCTCATCATTACTGAGTTTAGATTGTATTGATAAAAAGTCTTGGTAGTCCAATATATTGCAAAGGCTACGCTGAAGAATACGACAAGCGCGACGCATGTCTTCCGGATTACGGAAAGCACCCCAGTTGATTGATCCCAACGTGCATAAAGCGATACGACCAGTATCGTCATCCAAACGTTTAAAGGGCTTAGTAGGTAGTAGAATTTCACAGCAAAGGTTACTCTGATAAATGGTGTGATATTCAGGATCAAAAGGTCCTTGATTCATCACGTTGTCAACAAACACTAGATAGATACGTCCAGTGTCAGTACGTTCTTTTAGTATACCGCTTTTAAATACTTCTTCAGCGTTCATAGTTTTTTTACGCAAACCAGATTGCTTTTCATATTTTACATATAGTTGTTCAAACTTTTCTGTGTTTGAATAGAATGCTTCATATAAATCTGGTACTTCGTTAGGATCAAAGAATGTTATGTTTTCTTTGTTTTTAAATCGTCTCCAGAAGAAGGCACTAAGCACAACCCCATAATCCATATGACGGACTCGGGTTTCCTCTGTTCCTTGATTGTTTTTAAGAACAATAAGGTCATCAAACTGATGATGCCAAATAGGATAGAATACAGTAGCACTTGCATTTCGAATACCTCCTTGTGAGCATGAGCGCAGATCACCAAACCACTTTTTAAGGAAAGGTATCATGCCGGTGTGCATGATCTCTCCGCCACGGATCGGGGAGCCCAATGGGCGTAGTCGACCGATTTCCAATCCAATCCCCGCTCGCTTACTGGCATACTTAGCCATCATTTCACCAGAAGCAAATATGCTATCCAAATCGTCGTCACTGCGGATAAGCACACAACTAGAAAACTGCTTAGTTGCAAACCATCGGATGCTGCTTGATAATATTCTTTAATGTAACGCATCCTTGCACTATTCGGTTCTTCTTTATGGAAGACTGTTGCTGCTGCCACCATATATCTAATCTGGGGAGTTTCATAAATTTCCTTTGTCGCACGATTGCGTACCAAATATTTTTCTATTAACTGCTCAATAGCCGCATAACTGTACTGTTCATCTTTTTCGTGATCCAGCATGTCGTTCATTCGATTCCAATCTTCTTCGCTATACCAATTAAGAAGTTCCGCCGTATAAAGTCCCACGTTAACATTCTTTTTAACAATTTCATAAAGGTGTGGAACTTGGTAGTCACCGTATACATCTTTGCGTAACATGCTCAAACGTTGTTTGCCAGCTACAAATTGGTAGTTAGTATGACCAACATCTGGATTGTGTTCAACGTCAATCAAATCAACAATGGCACGTAAGGTTATGTCATCAATTTCTTGTGTTGTAATGCCGTCATAAAAATGGGGCTGACTTTTAATTTCTATCATTGACTGACTTACATCAGCTATCCCACTACAAACTTTAGCAATCTGAGCTTGCCACTTTTCCACTGCTAGTGGCTCTTTTTTACCTGATCTTTTAATTACTGTAATATTATTCATCTCTGTTTCGCTCGGTTAGTTGATTGAGGTTATTCTGTTTTAGGAAGTATTTAGTGACTATCTTTAATACTCAAAACCTTTACGGTAACCAACGCTGTAGCGTTGATTTAGAACGGGTTTGGAAATATTTTTTTGAGTCATTAACCTTATCATACCAGCGTAGTAAATTATATACGCATTTATTTTAAAGGTCAACAATGTTTGGCTTCTATGGTAACCAAATTAGTGAGCAACTTTATACGAATAAGTTAGTTCACTTAGTGATTCGTTCAAAAGTGATTGTCTGTATCTTAAAGCAATGCTAGATGGTATGTCGGAAAGTCCAGACAATACTTCACCATATTGATTCAACACAACAGCAGAAAATTCTAATTTTAAAGCATCGTCTTGAGATAACCCAATTACACTATAATCATCTGCAAAATCTGCTTGTGTGGTATTGGTCGCTAGACTTTCATCAATGTCTACTACAATTAAAAGTTTTCCTGTTCTTGTAAAATTATTAGCAAGACTTTTATACTTGTAATCAATCTCGTAACTAATAGAATTTAAAGGAGCACCATTTATTCCTGTTGGTACTGGAAGAACAGAAACTAATGACCAACTTGGCATATATCCTACTATAAGTTTCTTAGTTCCATATGATAGATATGAAACATTACCTGTTATTTCAGGAACATATGGAACCATAGTCAACGAGCCAACTGTTGTTGGAGTAACTGTTGGTTTATAGTTACCTACTTTACCAGTTAATCCTGCTGAAGTACTCAATGGTCTTGGATTTACTAACGGATCAAATGCATCTAAATAATTATTTACAATTTTAAAATGTGTTGAGTCAACTACTTCTTTAACATAATATGTAGTTCCTTGTACAACTCCTCCAAATATACCATTAAATGTAATAGCAGCGCCAACAATAAGTTTACTTGTATTAGTAGAAGGATCTGTTTCAAAAGCATTTGTTACAGTACTTGAACTTAAAATTGTTATTTGAGTTATATCACCTGGATTATAAATGTTGCTGACTATAATGCTATTAGTGGTATTAAACGGTGTTACGTATTGAGTAACAACAGTAATACTAGTTGCACTGTCATAGTCTTCTTTTAAAGTTCCTTGGATGTTTGTAACATTTTGTTTTACTAAACTTCCTTTGTTTGCTGTAATAGGATGGCTTAATTCAATATCAACTGTATAGGCTTTTGTTACTAAAAATTCTTGTCTATCTGATTGGTCATTACTGCTTGAGTTACCAACAGATCCAAAGTAAATTTGAGGGTACTCTGGAAAATACACGCCAGCGCCATTATTTCCAACATTTGTAAATTTACAATCTGTGGTTGAATTTCCTGTTCCTCTTTCTACAACAAGTCCTTGACGTTTAATGTCTTCAAATTTACATGAGGCAAAAAAAGTTTCTCGTGGACCATATTGTTCGCCAAATGTTGTTCCGTCTGCGTCTTTTCCTAGATAAACACCTTGTCTTAAATCATAAAAATAACAATATTCAAATATGTTGTTTAAAATATCTTGTTTTGCCCAAACACCATAACTAAATCCAGAAACTGCAATATTTCTGAAAATGTTATTTTCACAAGTTACAAGAGCAGAGACTGCATTAAGAGTGATGCCTCGGCTATCTTCGTTGTAGACTTCTTCCCAACTGCCTGTTACTGCAATATTTTCAAATAGACTATCACGCACTGCATCTAACTGTAAACAAATTTGATCATCTGTTGCAGTTGTAATTGACATGTCTTTCATAGTTATGAATCTTGGTTGAGTGTTACCAAGAGTATTTCCAATGCTGCTTGGATTACCTATTGTAGAATCATCGTTGATAAATTGTATAGCAGTTCCTGTTCCTTGGTAACTGATAATAGTTTTGTTCACACCGGATCCAATAATTGTAGCGTAACTTGGAATATACAACGTATCTGTTGTTTTGTAAATTCCAGGAGCTAGTTCTAAAATTACTCGAGCTTTAGTTCCATCTACTGTGTTTGAAGAAGCTGCTGTAGTTGGATTTAAAAACAACTGATCAATAGCTCGTTGAAGTGCTTCTGTATCGTCTGCAGCTCCGTCTGCAACTGTACCAAAATCTGCAGCAGATACACGATCATCTAGTCGATCTTGTGTTTGTCTTGAAACCGGATCATTACTTGTTGGTCCTGTTTGTATAGCAGGATCATTTGATTTATAAATGTGTTGGATTAAATTAAGTAAGTTACCTTGGACAGTTAAGTCTCGTTCTGTTAAGATCTTAGTATTACCTACAGCAGGACTACCTTCTGCAACAGAGCCGTTACCAATGTATAATTCTTGGGTATCAAGCGACCATGCTAGCTCTCCCGAAGCTAACTGAGGAAGCCCTGTTCCTGCTAATGATTTTCCACGACGTATTTGAATACGGCTGATTTGCACAACTGCCATAGTAATATCCTCTATATAGGATATTTATCAGTTTTGTTTGTAGTACTGTTCGACCCGTTTACACCACTCTTCAGTCCAGTAGTCAAAGTCTTTAGGTTCTAGTATAAATTCTTGATATTCGTAGTCTTTACTACACATTAAAATAACACCTTTGCGGATGTTAGTTCCGTGTACTTCGTTATGTGCTAGAGCATAGGCTGTAAGTTGTAGGAAATAATCGCCAATCCACTCTAATTTTTTAGGTTTGTTAGTTTGCTTGAAATCTAGGATACTTTCGTCGCCATCATGTACTCCACAACAGTCGGTAGTTCCCGCATAAAGTCCTGGAAAGTACAAAGGTACTTCGCTACCCCATACTTCACTAATTTTTGAAAAACCTTTATCTATAACAATCCTTGCCATGTCCAAACTTTGTTGTGCGTATGGATTAGATACTGATTCACGAAGCGGTTCTCCTTTGACATAGTCTTCAAGATACTTGTGCATTCTAGTACCTCGACCAGCAGCTTCGGTAACAATTTCTTGAGCTTTCTTTTCACCTACTGCTTTTTTCCAGTTGGCTAATGCGGCTTTTGCTTCTGCTGGTTTTGTTTTATCAAGGATGGTAGTAACGCTAGGAACTTTTGAGCCGTCAGGTGTAGCATACAATCGCTTACCTGTCGACTCATCTCTTGAAAGTTTGGTGTAGGTATATTTAGATATTAGTAGAGTCATGGTACGATTATATAGTCAATCGTTCCAAAGAGCAAGAATTATTTGCCTAATTTAGTGGCACGTTTAGCCATTTGACTAACTACACCACTGTCTTCTTTGCCACCAACTTCAGGTTTTTCTTGTTTATCTTGTGTTTTGACAGTGACTCCGTTCCCATCAAATTTAAACACTAGATTGTGTAGTACTTGTTGCTCTGGTGGTAGTTGTTCTTCTTCTTGCCATCTTTGAGCAAAGGCATCATAAGAAATTGGGATGCCCATCTGTTGAAGGGCACCCCATGTTAGTGGTGCGGTTGTTTTTAAGTTGTCGCCTGCGCCCTGAGCTGTGAACAAAGTTCTAACTAAGGGATCAATAGTTTCAATTACTTTTTTTTTGAGTTAAGTAATAGTGCAAGTCGTCGGCTGTACTCGACGCTTTCACGTTTTTCTCTGCCTACTTCTGGTGCTGGAGGAGTTGGTAACTCTTCTGCACCCATCTCGCCTTCTGCGCCTGGCATTGGAGGTACACCGCCTGCTTCTGCGCCTGGCATTGCTGCGCCTGGTGTTGCGCCCATTGTTGATACTTCACCGCCTGAAACAATTGAAAGAGCATTTGATAAGCCTTGACGTGATGTTTCTAGAGCTGTATAAATTGCTTCTAGTGCAGGTTTGACTGCTTCTTGATCTGATTGGGCTACGTCACTGCCTTGTGTTTCTCTTATAGAGTCTAATAATTCTAGTAACTGTTCTGCTTTCATTGCTGCTACATCTTCTAGCCAACCTGTAATACGATCAACCATATCTTTAGTAGCCATGATAGTTTCAGCTTTATCTTCTTCGCCTTCTAGTAAAATCCAGCTGGCTTGTGCTTCATTTAAATCATAACGTAATGATAGTTCTGCCTTTAATTCTTCACGATCTACACCTTCGCCTAGATTAATTTGAGCAATAGTCTTGTTAATCCATGTTTCTGGAACTGAAAGTTCTTTAGCACGACTACGAACTGTATTAACAATATATCCTTCGTCAGTTTTTTCTTCTTTTGCCTTGGCTTTCTTAATGGCCTTATCGCGAGAACCCATGTACTCGTCCTTGCCAGATTCTACTTCGCCGTCACCGTCGTAGTCTTTATCTGCTGTTTCATCACGCTCTAGAATCTCTTGATTAATACAATCAAGCATCAAACGTGTTTTTTGATATTGTGGGCTTTCTAGCACAGAATCAAAAGCTTCTGAAAGCTCCATTTGACTTAGACGTGTGCGTAGTTTATTACGTGCATCTTCAAGTTGCACATCTGTAAACTGTTCGAAGTTGATTTTATAACCAAACTTCTTAGCCAAGTTCTCATTAAGTACTTTAGCTGTGATAGGTTTTTGAAATTCTCTAATTTGCATGATTCTGTCCTAGAATTCTTATACGTGTATTTATACAAAACTCCACTTAAACATCTTGGATATTTCGTCCTTGTAGTGTGTTTCTTTTAATTCACTTTCTTCTAACTTATTTAACAAAATTAAGTACCTGTTAAAATCTTTAGTTAATCTAATATTGCGTTTGAATACTTGCGTATCGCAGTGATTAGCCCAATAACAGTTGTCTAAACGTTTGATATCGTGAAACTTGTCTAGTTGCACATTGTTGTAGGCCTTAGCTGCCATCAAAGCACAAGTCTTTAAAAAATACTGTTCTATCAAATTGCGATCTTTGTAATTGTAAATAGCCCAATTACCCGACTTAGTTTGTTTGACTAGATATTGTTTGTAAACAATTCCACCGTCTGGAAGTATTGTCAAAGGTAGTTTTTGTTCTAGTTCAGAGCTTAACTCTTTGGCTAGTTCTTTGATACGAATTGTTGGTATTTTACGTTTTGATTTTTTCATTGGCTACTACTGTAGGATCTTCCATTCCTATCTTAGTTACCAGACTTTTGCGGATCATAGCCTGAATCTTGAATTGTTCATGTTCGCTAAGGGCTCTAAGTTTAACAGGTTTGGACAGCTTTTTAAGTATTTCAGCTTCTTCCAAAGTAGTCCATATTTTGAAATCATCAATAAGGGCATACTTACTCTTAGGAGAGTGTGCTTCTTGAAATCCTGTTAACAATTCGCTTATTTTCATTTAATACCTGCAATGGTTAGCATCTTATTAAGTAAAGCTGTATCTTCTTCTAAATTGTGAAGTGTTCCAGTTTGTGTGCCTTTTTTATAAGGTAACGTTTGTATAGTTCCAGGTTTGTCAGTTGGTCTGCTAACTGCATCATTGACAGTTGATAAGAATTGGTAATCTGAAGGACTTACAATAATCTTGCTACCTAAAGTTTTGTCGCCACCTTCTAATCCAAAGAATGTTTTTCCACTAAACTGTAGTTTTACTTTTCTAAATCCTTGACCTGCATTGCCCCTACCATCTCCAGTTGCTTTTAGTTCAACTTCTGGTGTAAGTTCTGTCCAAAGTTTGCTAGGAACGATTGCAGTTAGGCCGCGACCACCAGTTTTTGCCATTGGTTTGCCGGAACTCACATCAACAAAATATGGAACGCCAGGGTCTTCTTCAATTGTTTTAGATGCATCTACTTGCATTCCAGGTTGTATTTTAGGAACTTGCATGGTCAACTTGTTGTTGTCTCCAGGCTGTAGTGCTGTTGCTTGAACAGTTGTTGTATCTCCGCTTGGCTTTTGAATATCAACCGTGCCGTCTGGTTTAACTTGTTGTATTTTGCCAACCATCTGTCCTGGCATTTCTTCGTTTACAGTTGCAGGTACTTTTGGCTTGTGTGGCTCAATATATGATTTTGGCTTAGAAGCGTATTTCTTAGCTTTGAAACCTTTTTTATGTTCTCCAACTACTTGTTTAACTTTCATGTTGTTCTCCAATGCTAAGTTTAGCACTTTCTAATTTATCTATATATTTACGCAATTTGTCAATTTGTCCGCGAGCTCTAAGCAGCTTAAATGCTAGGTTTTCAACACTGTATTCTCCGCCCTGTTCTAATCCTGCTTGACGTAGTTTACGTATGCTAGCCATAGTTTGTTTGGCTGTATCTACATTTCCAGACTTTAATGCTTGATTGATGCGGCTGGCATAGTTACGAGCTTTGGATTTAACTTCTTTGTGTGTGGCTTTTGGAGCATCACCTTTAGGTTCGCTAATCCATTTATCGTTTAGTACACTATAAATGCCCGATGAGTGATGCTTTTGTTTAGCATCTTGTACATACAACTCTACATCTATATCTTTGATTGTAATATTGTATTTGTTATTGTAGACATTTTTCTTTGCATCAAATAGTTCTGCTTGTTCTGCATCTTTAACCACAGCAATTAAATGTAGATCCAAATCGCTGTTGTCACTATATCCGTAACTGGCATTTGATCCGCTAATGGTAATGTCTTTTAAGTTTAATCTCTCTACATTCAAATATTCAGCAAAGTGCTTGGCTATAATCATTAGCCTGTGACGTATTTCGGGTATGAGTCTGTTGTCCTCCCAAAGTTTGGGATTCAGTTGTTTGTGATGACTTATTGGGTCGACTGAAAGTTCTTGGAAGTTCATTCTGTATTTAACAGAATTATAGTCCTAGGAACTTTAAAATGTGCGGAAAACTTACAGCGTTAAGCCAGCCTGTACCTGCTGCAAATGCTAGAGCAATCATAGCGTACATTGTATATTTGTTTTTGATTTTTTCTAATTCGTCAATGCGAGAGCCTAGTTTGCTATGAGTTGCAACGTCTTCTGCGTGTAGTTTGTCAGCATGTTCAAAATATCTAGAACTATTAGCACGATACTCATCTTGCATTTTTTCTAGTTCAGCCATTACTTTGTCACGAGTTTGATCAAGACAGTCATGCATGTCTCTAACGTCAACTTTAAGATCAACGAGTTTTTCGTCGACATTTTCAACTTTAGTTTCTAGTACACTTACACGCTCAGGTAATGTGGCTAGTTGTGCAACTGCTTCTTTCGTGGCCATTTAGGCGATCCTCTAATTAATGTGTCCAAACACGGTGTTTGGTATAGTATTAATAGCCTAAATTGTTGATTTGATTAGTGTGCCTTCTATGTTTTATTTAGTCACGTTTTGAAAAAATTATGTTGCGTGATGGGCCATCTGTAACAAACACATCATAATTTTGTTCCATGCTTTCATCAAGTCCACTGATATAAGGAACACCATCAAAGTCGTCAATTAAATATCCAATTGGGTCTCCGTCTTTTTCAAAGAAGTTTTCTCGTTCAGCAGTAAAATCAAATTGCCAAACACGTATAATTTTATTAGTTTTAAATCCTAGTATATGACCACTAATTTCCGTTTGAACAGGACTTTTTTTAAAGCTGACATTTGCTCGCATGCCTAGTGTTTGCAATACTGTTTGAAAGTTTTGTTCCTTCCAACGGTCAGCTTCCTTGCCAGGCTCGTGTCTATACTGTCCGGTATTTGTTATGTCAACTGTTGTGTATAGCTTATATTCCATGCCTATATTTAACAGTCGTAAAAAAGCCTACTATAAAAGTAGGCTTAGTCTTCCCATCCCTAGGAAATTAAACTATTATTGATAGTTTTGATCGAAAATTGCTTCGATAGAAACTGTAACACCGCTGATACCGCAATCTGCGTCACCAACTGTTAGGTCACCTGTGCCTTGTAACGCTAGGTAAACTGTGTCTGTTGTACCAGCTACGAAAGCTGCACCAGATGCTGCTGAAAAGCCAGCTACAACAAATGCGCTGTCACCTGTTGAAGGTGTTCCAGAACCATGAGCTGTTGTTAGATAATTGATGATTGTGTTTAAGTTTGCGTCGGAAATTCCGCTATTGCTATCGTATACTTTAACAATAACTGTGCGTGGGCCTAAACCGTTTGCACGTACATTTTTTAAGTAGTTTGCTGCTACTGTTGTTCCAATTAATGATGCCATA